CTGTGTACTCCCTGCAGTGGGAGTCGGTTAACAACAGTTAACTCTCCTGCCCTGGGCTTTCGCCCAGGATGCCCCCTCTAGTAGGGGGTAACCCACCTGAGTTTGATGTCGAGGACCTCAGGACGTCCTGCACGTTCTAAGTGATTCCTGTCGGCAAACGGCTCAGAGCCGCGCTTGAGGAAAAACTTGAGCAAGGCACCCACACCGCTCACTGGTGAGTGAGGGGTCCGGGAAACCACCACCGCGGCCTTGACGAGGTCGCGTTGGAGGTAGGGGCAAACCCGCTGGACTTCGTAGTCCAGATAGGTAAGCCTGCCCAGCCCGGGAGTGTCACGATGAGTTGTTGGGAAAGGTATCACCTTTCGCAACAGCTCCTCGATGTAGTTAGCAGTCCCCCAGTACCCGTTCTCATAGAACTGGTTCCGGAGGGACACAGCGCTAACTATCTCCCGAACGTGCTTCCGTGAGGTGGGGAGCTCTCTGTTGGCTTTAACGACGGAGACGTCGACGCCATCAAAGAAATCACCACCGCAAGACTCTCTGAACTTTCCGGTCCAGAAAGACTTGTCCTGATTCACCTTGAATCCGAAGGATTCAAGAGAATCAATCACGGACTGCACGAAGTCGACGGGGACGATGATATCGTCACCGTAGACGCGCACCCTACCGAAAAAGTCCCGAATGGACTTCTCCGAAAGTGGGGACCTGAGCTCTCGCTCAATCCCAAGGAAGACAACGGTCAGGAAGACCATTGCTTCAATGGGAAAGGTGAGAGCTGAACCCATCGACGCGTACTTGTTGAGATCCACAATCAGATTGTGGTTATCAACAGGCACCTGAGCCTTTGAGGACCTGCAAGCCATAACCCCGTCTCTAGAGACGTGGTTGTGACGGAACAGGGCCTCTACATGCTCTGTCGAGACTCGGTCACTCGCTTCGCTCAGATCGAGCGTAGCTAGATCACGATGCATAGAACCGTGGCAAGCCATGGTCCTATTCATCTCCTGATCTGTGAACCCAATGAAATTGGAAAGGATGTCATCCCTTTCGATTCCATTGACGAGGAACTCCGCAATCCCCTGCTGCACATATTGCATGTGCGTAGGCTCGATTGCGATGATCCGAGGAGCCTTGAGCGTCTTCGGCACCTGAACCACCCTCACGGGTGGTTCTTCGCCGGGTTCCAGGAAGTGGACTTCCGACTCATACTCGAGAGCATGAGACCACGAAGGGAAGAGATAGTCTCCGTAAGGAAACCACTCCTCCAGACGTGTGGTCCAAACGCGGTAGTCGAACTTGGCATTCGCCAAGGTCTTCTCTGCGGTTGCACCAGGACCATGCTTGGGAACGACATGGCTTTCGCCAAGTCCATAGTTCCAGATCGCGAGATCTAGATCATGGAAAAGTTCCCAGAACAGCAGTCGGCTGACGCGAGAGAAGTTCTCAAACGAGTTCCATTCGAACTCGTTACGAGAACCGATCTCAGCAGCAGACCGGCCCACTTCCTTGTCACACTCGAGAAAACTCTCGAAGGCTCGCCTTGTTCTGTGGTCAGAACAAGGCATCTCCAGCTTTTTGAACAGGTAGCAAACCTGTCGAACAGCATGGATAGCCTCAATCGAGGGATTTCCGAGCAGGACACCACTGTGCATGTCGAAGACTTGACTTGTCAAACCTTGCAGGAATGCAGGGAGAGACGCTCGCTTACGGAAACCCGTAAACTGAGTCGAGTCAATGCCTCCGTTGGCGAGAGCTCTTTCGAACTCTTTGCCAAATTGAGGCAGGGTTATCGTCAAAAACGACAACCCTTCGTCTTCGACACGACTAATGACCGTTTTGAGGTCATTAGTGGTGCTAGTGCGACACTGGGTTCCAGCATCCGCTAGAACCCTGCCCATGAGCAACACATGGCTTTTCATCCACTCCTCCTCAACGGGGGTAGCGGAGTCCATCGCCATGTCTCTCGCCAGGTACCCTTTAGGGTTGATCCTGGTCAGCTCTCACCACCAAGAACCTTGATGGTGTTCGCTGCACTCGAGGCAGTCAGCCAGCCTGCAAAGGCCAGCACGGCTTCCTTGAGCTCCGCCTGGGTGAATCCCTGAATGGGCCGGTCGACCACGAGCTGGATGCTCATGGAGACAGGCACATTCGTGGTGGGCATGAGGGGATCCGCCGACAGCTTGCTGCTGTCGAGACGGATCAGAGTGCGGTTCCGCCTCGCACGCGAGTGCGAGACACGGAACTGCGTCCCTCCGTCCTCCGAACGGAACACACCAGTACCATCGCCGGACCCGACTCGCGGAAGCGAGACGGTGTTGCCGGCGACGGTGACGGACTGGGGATCGGCGAGAGCCATGACAAGTTACTCCTTGGGGTTGACCACAACCGAGGGGTTTCGGTCATGGGTATTGCAGCTGCTGCGGGTATGAAACTCGCTCTTCGCCAGGTTTTGGCTCAGAGCGTTTTTCAAGAGGAGGGGATCACCCCCATCTCGAAATACCCAAAGCAGCGAGGATTGCCAGTTGATCGTCCGAGAAATCGGGCCAATCAACATGAAATCCGTAGGGTGTGCCCTTGATCCTCGACTTCATCTCAGTAGTGAACTTCTGAGTGAGGTGGAGGGCACCCGAGTAAGACTTGAAAGGCTTACTCGAGTAGCTTCTGAAGGAGTATTCGACTGAGACAGTCTTCTTCTCCATCAGATAGCACCAGGGCATCACCAGGGTGTCTGAACTGAAGAGGGAAGCGTTTTCGGCAAGAGTGCCGACGTTTCCAGCCCAGTCCAGCGCCCATGACCATGGGGCCAAGTTCCAGAGCATCGAAGGATCTAGGTTGGTACCTAGAAGCTTGTTTGCTCTGGCCGCGTAACCCTGCGGGGTTCCTCTGGGAGGAACGGCGTAGAGAAACGCACCTGAGAACCACCTTTCGACTCGCGTCGTGGTGGTACGCTCAAGTCGGCCCAGTGCGCCGTCCTCGTAGTGACGGGGCTCAACAGTGGGGACCGGGGTAGCGAAAGGATTCACTACTTCCGGACCTTCAATGGTGAGCTCAGTCGGCCACGAGTAACGACGCCTGATCAACTTTCCAGCGCCACGCTCGAAGTCGGAAATAACTCTTTCGGAGTTACTTACGGCTCGAGCGAACGACTTGACGTCCCTGATAAGGGGCGCCCAGCCGAATTGGACATTCAGATACTCATCGCCTGCGTTGACGCAGCGTTGAGCACGCTGTTTGCCCGACTGGCCCAGGAGAAGAGCGTGAGGTAAACCTTCACGCAATTCCCCGATGAAAGTTGCCAGGTCAGCCTCAGGCTTATTCGGGGCCACCTTACTGATAGCCTCTGACGACATTGCGTTCAACGTTGAACGGTCTGTCGGCAAAGGCAACGGAAAGGTGGAGTTCCGAATCTGGTCCGCATACGCATACTGTGGGGCGACGTAGTAAGGTCGTCCCACAGGCGCAGGGGGCAGTTCCTGACTGTTTGCGAAACCGTGAACGCCAGAACCAAGAGACGAAGTCTCTTCGTAATAGCGGCGGTAACACAAAAAGTCAGAACCTGTGTCCCCCGTCGAACTCTGGTAGGGTCTAGAAGACCCAAATCCATTGTTCGACGAGCTGACCAGGTCCTGAGACCACTCATGCTTGATGGGCCACACGTCGGGAGGATCGGTCGTTGGATAAGGACCGGGTGCCTCCCATTTGAGTACATTGATGTACTCCGTGTGGACCTTCGAGCGCATGGTCATCCCTACTTGATGGATTTCACTGGCACACTCGGCATGCTCTACTACGTAGAGTTTAGTCGAGTGGGTGTTTGTCGCACCGAAGTGCCAGGCTGGGGTCTTATGGGCCCCG